ACACCTTGTTCTACACTGTGAATAGCAATGACTTCATCATTGCTGGTCAAAAGCTCAAGGCCCTTGTTTGCTGCTGCGACGAAATTAATCATGATGTCTCCTTAATTAGCTTATGATCCTTTGTACCATAGCTAAAAGGCTTTGTAAACCCCCTAAACGCATTTTTTTACATTTTTTTTCATATAAATAGAGACATGAGGAGATACTAAATGGCAACTGAATCAGCAACTATTTCAACAGGTTTACTTGAGTCATCACTAACAACTAATACTAATTTCTTACAGCCAACTGGTTTTAAGTTGTCTATTAGTCGTAAGTATTTACCAAACCTAGAATACTTTGCACAATCAGTGCAACATCCTGGCGCGTCAATCAATACTATTGAAGTGCCGTACAAACGCATTGGATCTTTACCGTTTACTGGTGGAACAATGGTATTTGGTGAAGCTAGTGCTATGATTGTTCTTGACGAAGATATGAGCACATATACTGAAATGTATAATTGGATTAACAGTTTTGTTGATAGGCCCGATGTTAAATCGGCAGATGGCGGAAGTAAGCTTGGACCGTCAGTTGCTGACATAACTGTATCAATACTTACAAGTTCGAACGTAGTCAAGAAGAAGCTTATATATAGAGATGCTATCCCAACGTTACTAGGCGATATTAATTTCGAAGCGGCGACCGGTGATGTACAATATATGACATTTCCAATATCATTTAGGTTTTCGTATTTTGATTTAGTTTAACAACTAAAGGTTATATTATGGATTTAAAAACTATACTCGACATGTGGTCGGCTGACTCAGTTATTTCTGAAACAAGCCTTGACGAAGCCTCACGGCAAACCCCTATCCTTCACGCAAAATATCTTGAACTTCATTCGCTAACTAAATTGCGTTTGAAAAAGGCAGAACAGAACCAGAAAGTTTTACTTAAAAACAAATGGCTGTATTACAATGGCAAGATGGATGAAGATTCAATTATTGCTTTTGGCTGGGATCCAGATCCTTTTGACGGATTAAAAGTTATGAAGGGTGACATGGAATATTATTATGACGCTGATCCAGAAATCCAACAGTCAGTAGAGCGTATTGAGTATCTTAAAACAATAATGGATACACTGAAAGAAATTATAGATAATGTCAAATGGCGGCACCAGACTATTGGCAATATGATTAAGTGGAGAGTGTTTCAAAGTGGCGGTTAAACCTAATACGAAATTTGAACTAGATATCAGGGATATAGAAATTATTGAATCTGCATTAAGAGCTAAGGCTGGCCGTAGGGGATTAGCGATAGCTCAGGGCGAAACAAGTGAAAAGCTCAAAGCCGAGATGCTTGAAATTAATGATCTGATGGGAAGAATACATAACCAAAAAGTATGGTTTAGGCCAAAGGGAAAATTTGTAAGTGGCTGATGTTACATTATGGAAGAAGAACGAAAGCATAGCACAAGTAGATACTGATGATGGCATCGCTCATGCGCTAAGCGAATATTTTTCGTTTTTTGTTCCTGGATACAAATACATGAAAATGTATAAGATAAAGGTCTGGGATGGTAAAATTAGATTATTTAATTTGCAGACAAGAGAACTGCCTGCGGGTTTATATCCATTTGTCGAAGAGTTTTGTAAACGAAATAACTATACAATAGAAACTAGTGACAGTGATTATGGTTCACCAGAAGATGCTACTGAGATTAATCCACAGGATTTGCTAAACTATATAAAGTCACTTAATATACGTAACAACGGTAATCCTATTGATGTTCGAGATTATCAGTTTGATGCAATTGCTAGAGCCTTGTCCATGCATAGATGTGTGCTGCTAAGTCCTACAGGCTCAGGTAAATCACTTATAATCTATATCTTAGCCAAGTATTTTTTAAACTTACTCAACGGCCATCGTGGTGAGGATAAAGTTCTTATCGTTGTTCCTACTACTAGTCTGGTAGAGCAGATGTATAAAGATTTTGAAAACTATGGCATGCTAGTAGAAAATGGCGTGCATAAGATTTACAGCGGTAAGGATAAGGATAATATTCGCGGTGGTATAGTAATATCAACATGGCAGTCAATATATAAGCTAGATGTCGAGTGGTTTGAACAATTTGGTATGGTTATTGGCGATGAGTGCCATGGATTTAAATCTAAGTCGTTAACTGACATAATGAATAAGTGCGTGAACGCTAAGTATAGATATGGTACAACAGGTACACTAGATAATGCGCAGGTCCACCATTTAGTGTTGCAAGGTTTATTTGGTAAGATACATAGGGTTACAACAACCAAGAAACTTCAAGACAATAAAACGTTAGCTGCACTTGATATAAATATATTAGTACTGAAATATGATGAACACACACGTAAGAAATTTGGCAAGCCTGACTACAGGGATGAAATTGATTGGATTGTCAGTAGCTCAGCGCGTAATAACTTTATAAGAAATCTTGCAGTAGATCAAACAGGTAATACGTTAGTGCTGTTTAATTACGTAGAGAAACACGGTAAGCCGTTATATGATATGATAAAGGATAAAGCCGACAATAGCCGAAAGGTATTCTATGTTTCAGGTGAGGTTGAGACGTCAGATCGAGAAGACATTCGGCAAATAACAGAAGGAGAAGATAATGCCATTATTGTTGCATCTCTTGGTACCTTTAGTACTGGTATCAACATTCGAAATTTGCATAATATTATATTTGCTTCGCCATCGAAGTCCCAAATAAAAGTATTGCAATCAATCGGTCGCGGGTTGCGACAATCAGATGACGGAAGAACAACTACTCTGTACGATATATCTGATGATCTTCATTGGAAGAGTCACCAGAATTATGCTATGTTACACTCTATTGAACGAGTTAAAATTTACAAAAAAGAAAACTTTAAATTTAAAATTATTGAGGTAGCGATTAATGGACATCAGACAATTCAAACTAGCTAATGATGAAGAGATCATTTGCGAAATCGTCGAGTATCACGACGAAGGCGATGCTATAGTTATTCGAAAATCGCTCAGATTAGTTAGCATGGATAATCTTGCTCAAGGTACTCGCTATTACGCATTTCGGCCGTTTATGATGTTTCAAATGAAACCTGGTGCATTTCAAGTATTGAGTGGTGCTCATATTGTGGCCGAGTGTGAGCCACACGACGAAATGGTAAACGAATATTTCAAATCACTAGAACAATTCATGAAAGAAGAAGACGATATAGATAATGTATCTGTTGACGAAATGAGAGCTGAGATGAAAGCTCATTTGAATAGCCTACAAGAAGGCGTAGAGTATCTTGGAAAAGATTCAGGCGACCAATTAAGTAATATTCTAAAATTCAAACCTAAGTCGACGATTCATTAGGATCTATCTACCCTCAGAAGTAACTCTTTTATTATAACATGGTTTGCGCATATTGCAAACCCCCTAATATAAAGAATACCGTAATTAATTTTTAGTGTTTACATTTGAGTAAATACGCGGTATAATATAACCATATGTTAAGGAATATATTATGAAACCTCAGGACAAACCACACTACGTCAACAACGCTATGTTTTCAAACGCGGTAGTTGAATATGTCACTACACTCAACGAGGCCCGAAGCGCCGAAGCAAAATTGCCTGTTGTGACTAACTATATTGCAACATGCTTTCTCAAAATTGCAGAAGGATTATCTCACAAATCTAATTTTATCAGGTACACTTACCGTGAAGAAATGGTGATGGATGCTGTTGAGAACTGTCTTAAAGCTATTGAGAATTATAACTTAGAAGCAGCTACGCGCACAGGTCGACCAAACGCATTTGCGTATTTCACGCAGATCTCATGGTACGCATTTCTACGTCGTATTGCTAAAGAAAAGAAACAACAAGAAATCAAGTTTAAATACCTGTCTCAGTCTGGTGTCGAAGCTTTCTTATTAGATGATACTGATAACTCAGTAGCAGCTCATTTTGTTGATACACTCAAAGATCGTATTGATAAAGTAAAAGAGTATGACACAGAGATTAAAGTGTTTGCTAAAAAAGAGAAAAAGCGCAAACGACCTATACAAAAAGTAGACTCGGATTTGACTGGTTTCTTTAAATGAAGATAGCGATAATCAATGACACTCATGCAGGCGTTCGTAACAGCTCTGATATTTTTCTTGATAATGCCGAGAATTTTTATGGGAACACTTTTTTTCCTTATCTCTTGCGCAATGGCATTAGCCATATCGTACATCTTGGTGACTTCTATGATGTAAGAAAGTTCGTTAATTTTAAAGTGCTAAATCGCACACGTGATATGTTTTTATCAAAGTTACGTGAGCATAAGATTACTATGGATATTATTCCAGGCAATCATGACGTATTTTATAAGAACACAAACGAACTCAATTCACTTAAAGAGCTACTTGGCCACTATATGAACGAAGTCCATATTATTATGGAACCTACCGTTATGGAATATGGTTCACTTAAAATGGCACTTGTTCCATGGATCAATAAAGAAAATTATGACACTAGCGTAAACTTTATTAAAAACTGTAAAGCAGATATACTTGGCGGCCACTTAGAGCTACAAGGCTTTGACGTTTTAAAAGGTGTGGCGTCTCATGTAGGTATGGATCATAAACTATTTTCAAGATTTGAACATGTTTACTCTGGTCATTTTCACACAAAATCACATAAAGATAATATCACCTACTTAGGCACACAGATGGAGTTTACTTGGTCTGACGCCCATGATCCAAAACACTTTCACATATTAGATACAGAGTCGCGCGAGCTCACAGCTGTGCCGAACACTGATACATTATTC